AGTCGAGGAATCACGTTCTGTGTGCGCACGAATCATCTGGATTTGTTCGGCAAAGTGACGATTCAGGGAGCGGGTAGGTGCGAATTGGACACCGGAGAGGTCATCAATGGGAACAGTAGACCCTGGCCGGACAGTACGTAGATCAGGGAGTTCTCCGGTGAGAAAGGTGTTGGCGAAGATAAAGGGAAGCATGGAGACATCGCCATAGTTGACGAGTTGTTCGTGGAGACGATTTTCAAGGTCTTGCATGGATTCGAGTCTGTCTGGGACATTCAACCCTCTCCACTGGCGTGGTTGTGGCCATACGGTTATGTCGAAGTAGGGTCTACGCGGACGATCATCCTGCGGGAACACGTCAGTGAGACGGCGCACAGCGGCGATACGGCCATGCTCGACTGAGGAGCCGGAGGTTTGCGCGTCAGGGAACCAGGACACAATCAGGTCTTCGTCTTCGTCATCAACGGTGAAGCGTTCGTAGGATTCGACGAAGGGAATAGAATCAGGACGAAACTCTACCACCCGCTCACCTTCCCGCTCCAACTCGACGCGCTTGCGGTCAGTCATCTGCTGGGAGTAGCCTAGTTGATCGTAGTCTGGGACATCGAAGCCTCTGCGTTCCATACGTAATAGATCGTCCGCTGACAGGAAAAACTCTTGCGCAATAAAACGGGCTTTTGGGTACTGAAGGCCCTCTGCATCAGGGGCAACGAGAAGCATCCCAAGGTCCAACGGGTCAATCTCCACTGTCCGGGCAAGAAAACGGGAGGCATCTGCGGAAGGGGGTTTCCAGGGAGCGTCATAGACCATGACCTTTGCGACAGCTACGGAGTCTAAGAGTGCATCGAAAATAAGCGCAGCGGAAATCTGAGACCAGGAGATTGTAGTTTCTAAGGTCCAACGCAGGAAACGCGACGCAAGCTCAGCATTGAGCATGTCCTCATCGCGGAAGGGCTTCATGATGAGGTTACTGAGATCAGAGAACTGTGCTTGCCAAAGCTCAGAGTGCAGACGCTCGAGAACTTCGCGGGTTGTCGGCATGAAGAGCTTCGGACTTTCAGGCCAGGGGCCAGGCGGGCGTAACGTGGGATCGGCCAAAAATCGACGATACCGTTCTGAGTGTCTAAGAGGGAAATCTGCGCGGGAGTTCAGCGCCTCTTCGCGGTGCGAAATAATCTGTTCAGTGAGGGCAGAGAGCTGGCCTTCGGAGAGCTTGACTTGAGGATACTGCGTATCAGCCACGTCTTATTTCTTTCCGTTTTTACTGCCACCCACCCAATTTGACAGGTCATTGACCTTATCAAGAACAACCGTTATGCGATCATTAGTGAATTTCATAGACATTTCCGACACCAACTGACCTACTTCTCATCTGGGCGAAAGTGAGGAAGCTTGTCTTGCGCCTCCTGAATGGTGTTACGCAGCGCAGGGTCTTTAAAAATCTGGCCAATAGCATACTTATACACCGGGCGATAGTCAGGGAATGTGTGAGATGTGAGCGCAGGGTCAGACGTATTTCCCTGCTTCTCTTTCCCAAGAAGGAAATTAATAAATTCATGCTGCGCATCAACAGGGCCAAGCGCAAATCCAGCTGTACGGCTATTGGGCTGAAACGGTGACTGTATAAGACGCTTATACCAGGGCATTTGGGCTACGGTAGCATCTCGCTCTGCTTCATCACGAAGTACCTTCTTCATCGTTGCGTAATTGAGAAAATGAAGGAGTTCGTGTGCCACCGTCTTTGGAACATGCGGACCATTCGGGTCAACAGTAATTTCTGGATCAGCGCCCTCAGGGTAATCAGTACGCCCAAACGTCTTAAATCCGGCTGGCGCCATGCGCACGTTGACATTTTCGGGAGTGTTGCGTGCCGCAGAGACAATATTAGATTGAATCTGTGCATCCTGCGTGGGCTGCGGCTGCGCTTCCATACGCGCTAGCGTATCAGCGGATTGGGCATCTCTAGGGGTAATCGCCGCTTCCGCTGATGCAGGAGTAAGCGTTGACATAAAACCCCGCAGCAGCGATTCTCGCGCCGCTACTGAAAGCTGGTTAAAACCTTCCAGCATGTGAAAAATGCCATCAGCCATTTACGCCCCTGTTCGAGATGAGCTGTAACTTCCGTGTCTAGGGATTGTAACATGCTGGCGTGACGTTTGCACAGAACGCGACTGCGCATCGGTCTTGTGTAAAAGCACAGCGCAGCCTGCCGCGAATGCGTCTCCCAGGTGATCAAATCGGCTCTTTTTGTTCGGCGCATCCTTCCGTATCCGTCCAAGTGGATCAGTAGGGTAACTCCAGCCGCCGTCTAACGTGCGCACCAGGAGAGCTGCGCCAGACGGATTAATGCGTATCCAGGGGAGCCCTGACGGTGAGCGGGTAAGTGCATCCCGCATCGCGTCACGGCGCGCAGACCAGGACACAGGACCGCTGCGATACGGCGCAGGACCTAGCGTCTGAATAATCATTTTCAGTGCGGATTCCTCAGAATCGGACTGCTCGCGTTGCCTCGCCTCTGGTCCGCCGCCGTACCAGAACTGCGTAATGCCTTGCTGCGCCAGCCAGGGTTGTACGTGAAGTTGGAGAAGCTGTTTCATTCCCTGATTTTCGAGTGACCACGCTTTATGAATAAGCCAGTACCCCCCAGGGGATATTTGCGTAGCTATGCAGGTGGAATTTAAGCCGAAGTCGAAGAACAGCGCGAAAGGTACACCTGGGATGACCTGAAGACCGGGAGAGAGGTGGTGCGCCGCAAACTCAGGAGTGACTTTCTCACCAACCTGGACGTAGCCTACCCGGCCCTCTACAAGACGCGCCAGCATGTCGGAATTACCCGTGGCAGAGAGTATTTGCCGGTTATGTTCGGTGTAGCCGGGGGTTTCTGATTCAGCGGCATTCTCAGAGGGGGGAACCATGAACACGGCGGAATCTGCGCGGATCGCGTCACGGTCCTGGCGCTGCTGTTCGGGAAGTTCGTCTTCTTCAGAACCAAGTGCCTCATAGCCGGGGAGGTGCCAAAGCTGCGCAGTCCAGTGTTCGGCAGAGGGGGGATTCATCGTAAGTTGTACTGATGGGTGAGGCGCTCCACGGAGACTTGTAACAGCCATAGCGAGGACCGATTCTGATACACCAGAGGATATAAACTCCGTATTAGTGCGTGCTGGACATGGTTCTTCGATCCACACACCGCCAGACGCTTCATACGATTGAAAACGGTCGTGGTCCGCATCGGAGTTTACCCCAAAGAAGTCAAAAATAATGAGTGGTTGCCGGTTGACGTAGAGGGTGCACGATTCGGGCTCTTCGGGTTTGCCTACCCACTTCGCTTCGCCAGTCGGCCACCATTTTTTCATAGTAACAGCGGTGGTTTTGCCCAAATTTTTGCGCGTATCGCGGATCACAGCCCATTTGAGAGGGTAGTAAAGCTTATCAACTTTTTGCGCCTGAACAATAGTACGCATAAAACCGCTGGTAGTTTTGCCCCCACCGCGATTAGAGCAAATAACGTTGTAGAATTTCTCAGAGAAGAGAAATTTCTGACAAGTCGGGTACGGTGTATACTGAAGAGAACCGGGCATAAAAAAAGGCCCCCAAGACGCACGTATAATCAGGTCAGGTGATTATACGCACATCTCAGGGGCAAAGGCAATCACACAGGAAAGGTCAGCACTGAAACTATAACGCATAGTACAGAATGTTGTCAAGAGCTTCAACGAAGTAGCGGTAAAGGATCATCTGACGCGCTAAGAGCTGGTAGCGTACCTTCCTTTGCAGGGAGAGGAGGAGGGACTAGCTCATCGTACCATACAGGAGCTTCGGGAGGTTGCTCGACAACAATAGGCACATACTCAGGAGTTGTCGTTGTTTCTGTTGGAGCGGCGTCTGTTGCAAAAGGCGTGAGCACCGTTTCCTGTGCGACACTACCATTTCCGCAGGCGCACACCGTACAGGGAGCGGGCTGGGAAAACCCGCTTTCCCCTGAAGGTGTCACAGCTTTGACCAGAAAGATCAGGGCTATTTTCGGAAAACACCCCACCATCGCGCAATAGTCATCAGGAGACTTTCCGCACGCCCCAACGGATGACGCAGGCACGGTCATCGTCGTAGGGTCCGCCTGGTCAGACGCACGTACCTGAATCACGAAGGACGTAGCACCTTTCACGCGGGGATACGACCAGGAGAGGAGAGTATTTGCGGCGTAGAGCGGGGAAGCCAGAAGCACGGTGAGAAGCAATGCCCAGCGGATCACGGCTTCTTCTCCGCATAGGCAAGTTCGGGGATGGGTAGACGAGTTATGGTCACGATACCACCCTTCCCGTCCCGAAGTTGCAGGCGAGGATGCAGCCCGCGTGTGACATAAAACTCGCCTTTCTCCGGGTGGTCAGGGACGGCAAAAACGGTGTACTCAATGGGCAGGGTCCGCTTCCCTTCCAGCGCAGACAGCACAGGTGCTGAGGTGAACTTGAGAGATTCGGGAAAGCGTACCACCGTTAAGTTGCCATCATCGTAACATTCCGCTGGCATCCAGGCTACGGGGGACTTCCCTGCTTCAATCTTATACTGAATGTGGAGACGATCAAGGGCAATCTTTGGCGGACGTGGGCCGGTAGGAACGGGCTTGACAGGTTTCACAGACACAGGAGATTGCGTCTCTGTGCCGTCCCATGTCAGCGCCAGCACCCCTCTTGCCGCCTGAGATTTCAAGTGTAGCACCATAAATTGCCCCGTCTCAAATAACACAGGGGTTGTGGCATCGAGTGCTAAAAAGTTTGGCCTGATATACCAGATAGCCTGTACAGTCTCTCCCTTTCCGGTGTGGCCGTGCCCAAACGTCCATTCAGCGGGACGATCTTTTTCGTCTATAGCATGAATCATCGGGCTGGCTGTTGGTATCCATTGCACAGGAAACATAATCGTGAGTGGGTACGTCACGCCTACGGGAATTTCATAAATCGCCCCAAAACGATATGGATACTTTACGATAGCTGTTCCTTCCTCTGTGCGTCCCCTTGGGGAATCTTGTTTTACAGTCCCTCTTATTTTCTTCCCAACAACTCTTGGAACCTCTACTGCATCAGGTGGGGGAATATCCACAGGGGATATCATCGGGGGTGGCTCAGGAGGAATCACGGCAAATTCCTGCATAGTAGGCAAGGTAGGGACGAAGCGCGGTACATCGGGGATCGCAGGAGGGAGAGGAGCTTCATGTGAGCACGCCGCAAGCCAGAGTACGAAACACGCCGCCGCGATACGAGGGATAGCCACGGTGCCAAACTTGCGAAATCTAGTGCACTCGCGTGACACCATAGAGGAAGTAATCCCCTGTGACTGGGCAAATTCTGGGGTGGAATGGCCTGCTAGAGTCGCTTTGGCGTAGCTAGCCAGACGGGCAGGGAGTTTGGCAATACGGGTCGTGATGTCGAGCGTTTGTTCAAGAGCAGGCACAGGGTTATGCGCGAGCTTCTCCAAGGTCGCTTGCCGCTCAGGATGTCTGTTTGTGCCTGCGCAGTGGGTATCATGGATGGCGCCGTAGAGTCTGCGCCTGGCGTAGAGAGAAAACGGAATGCCCAGGGACGTGTCGTAGCGTTCCAGGCAGAAAGTGAGAGCAGTCATCCCCTCATCTTCATAGTCAGCGAGGTTGAATCGCTTGCCGTCTTGCTTCCACTGATCCCAGGCGAAGCGGTAGAGAATTTTAAGTGTGCGTTGGGCTTGTTGGTCGGAAATCATCTGCTGGCTCCTTGTGTGGAATTAAAATCCTATATTACCGTTTGACGTTGTAAGCATCTGGTGAAGAAGGGCTGAAAATCCATCAATGAGTTTTTCATTCATGCGCATCTCGTCTTCCCCAAGGACGTAGAAAATATAGTGTACTACCTCATGCAAAAACGTTTGCTCTACCTTAGAGCGTAATCGCGGCACAGAATCGGAATCTGGCTGCAAAACAATCTGGTTTGTACGGTATCGCGCCTCACCCACACAGCCGTTTGCATCAGATAACGTAGGATCGTAGCTCACGACAATTTTTTGCCCGTAGAGCCAGAACGATGAGGGGATAGCCATTTCATCAGAGAACATATTACCTCCTTGGGTAAAAGGCTTCATAGTCGGGAAGTTTGCCCCCAACTGCGTAGGGTTTCGCGGTATCAATGTAGGTCGTTGCTTGCTGGACCATCTCTAAGCGCATCCGGGCGAGTACCACAGCTTCGGCTTTCTCTTCGTAGAGAGACCGTGCGGCGGCAGCCTCCATCACTTGCTGCTGTAGTTGGATATTGGCGAGTAAGGCTTGCTGCTGGGTGGCTATCTGCTGGATGTCGAGATTGCCTTTCGCGGTGAACGCATTCGAGAGGAGGACACGCATTTTGTCAAATTGATCCGTGACCGACTGCGCGATAGAAGAGGATTCGACGCCAGTACGTATCGCTGAGTTCCGCGCTTTGAGCATGGAGAGCCTGGCAGCAATCATGTCGGCAGACGTGCCCGATTGCGCCAGGCGTGCGTACACAGCATCAAACTGCTGTGTGGCCTGTGAGGTGGCGTTATTGACCTGGCCAATCGCGGTGAGCAACCCAGTAAGCTTGTTGCCTGAGCCCATCACGGCGGATTGGATAGAGCCGGGGAGCCGCTCAAGATTCGTTGCCTGGTTCTTGAGGGATTGCGCCATCTGGATAATTTGATCCTTCTGCTTCTGGATCATGGTTACTTCGTTCTGAATTTGCTCCAGTTGCTTCGTGTACTGCTCCGTTTGTTTAAGTGTCGCTTTGATGGATTCGATAGCCGTAATAGTCGATTGCTTAATGTTGCCTGCATCTACTTATTACAGCCCATTGCCCGGACGCCAACTGACACCTCAAAAGTAAGGTCAACAAAGCGAGAACTGTAAGTTGTATACTCTTTTTCATAGTTACCTCATTCTAGTTATAAGGAGTGTCAATAACTTGTCCTATACGCCTACGCCTCGCGTATTCCTGCGCTGCGTGGCAAACCAAGCACCGTCTACTTCCGTCTGATTTTATTGAAGTATTCTCCTCATCATAAGGATGTCTTTCGTTACAATGTGTGCGTTTAGCGTACCAAGCCCCAAGGCCATCCCCCCTCAACAAATTTTCCCTATGCGTGACAGGCTCAACACAATACGGATTCGCACATGCGGGCATCCTGCACAGATGATCTAACTCTAGCCCCTCTGGAATTGGCCCGCGCAACGCAATATAACTTACGTGTGTTGCCTTATACCGCCGTCCATGAAACGCAAAATATCCGTACCCATTTCCGTATAGATGTCTCCATATCCAATGTCTGTGGGGTACTCCTGGCGTACAAAAACATTCTTCTCCTTCATCAATATGTGACATAAACCGAATCCACTCACGTCTGGTAATACGTCCAGTTTCGAGTGGTGTTTGTTTTCCAAACGGTCTGCCCATTTCTTATTTCCTTTTAGCCATCATGACTCAAATGCCGTGCACCCAGGATAAGCCCCTGCGTAATCCCTGTCGCAGCCCTCGACGCACCAGAGGAGCGTTGTGCGCCGCGCTGATTGGGGAGTGCGGAACCGTACTGTTGCTGGGAGAGGGAGAGGGGTTTAGACGCGGGCGTTAGACCGATAATACCGCCAGCGTTGCCTGCACCGATGAGCGCACCAGCGGTGACGCCAGCGGCGACTGTCCCTCCTATGATGGCCAGGCCAGCCGCTTCATGCAGGACCGCAGACCCGCTTAACGCAGGCTTCCCAGAGAGAATAGATGACGCGATTGTTGACGCTTTCCT